ATTATTTTCCCAATACCACGATTTTTTTGGAAAAATATATGAAGAAGTTTATGGTTCTATTGATGCAACAGCAGAAGAAATTCGTGCATTAGATACATATGCACCAGGTTCTTTTTCACGCTTCTCTGAACTTACTGACATTGAAGATGAAACAACAATACCATCTCCTGTCATGATGTGTTCACGTTTATATGATGATAACCAAAAAGTTATTCAGACTCTTGATATTGCATTCAAATTAGCGACACAGTTTGACAAACAAGGTCTTGCTGATTTCCTTGCGGGTAGAATTGATGCTCACAACAAACACGCTTGGATGCTAAGAAGTATAATGAAATAATGGATGATAATGGTTATTTAGGTAATTCTAATTTAAAACGAGTTGGAGTTAAATTAGAATATACTCAGCAGCAACTTATTGAACTGAATAGATGTATTGAGGACCCAGTATATTTCATAAAGACCTACGTTAAAATTGTCAACGTAGATAGAGGTCTTATTAATTTTGAAATGTGGAATTTTCAGGAACAAATGGTTCAAACGTTCCATGAAAATAGATTCTCAATATGTAAGATGCCAAGACAGGTAGGCAAGACAACAACCACTGCTGGTTATATGTTATGGTGTATCCTATTTCAAGAAAACTTTAAGATTGCGATTCTTGCAAACAAGGGTGATTTAGCACAGGAAATTCTAAGTAGAATTCAATACTCATATGAGTATTTACCTCTTTGGTTACAGCAGGGTATAAAACTTTGGAATAAAAGACGGATTGAACTAGAGAATGGTTCAATCATTTCTGCATTTGCAACATCGAACTCAGGTGTTCGTGGTGGAACATATAATCTTATTTTCCTTGACGAGTTTGCTTTCGTTCCACAAAACATGGCAAATGATTTCTTTACATCAACATATCCTGTTATTTCATCTGGTCAATCAACAAAAGTTATCATTGTATCAACACCAAAAGGGTTAAACCATTTCTATAAGATGTGGATAGATGCAACAGAAGGTAGGTCATTATATAAACCTATTGAAGTGCATTGGTCAATGGTACCAGGTCGTGATGAAAAATGGCGCGAAGAAACAATTAGAAATACAAGCGAAGAACAATTCCGACAAGAATTTGAGTGTGTTGATGGAGACACTATCATCGAAATATATGATAACAAAACAAAACAAGAATATAGAGTGCGTATAAAAGATTTATATGAATTAATTTGAGTCTGAATTTATTGGTTTTATAAATATAGTTAGGAGATAACTATATGAAATGTAACTATAGAAAAATATGGATTGACCATCATGGTAATATACCCAAAGATGAATTTGGTCGAACATACGAAATTCATCATAAAGACGGTAATCATAAAAATAATAAAATAGAAAATTTAGAATGTATAACCATACAAGAACACTATCAAAATCACTATGAGAACGGTGATTATGGAGCATGTGTTATGATTGCCAAGAGAATGGAAATGCCACCAGATTTTTTGTCAAAAATACAATTAGGTAAAAAACGTCCAGGTATTGGCGGTGTAAAAAAAGGCACTGTTCCTTGGAATAAAGGAAAAAGTGGTTATAAAATACATAATGAAAATTCATTGAAAAAACTCATCAAAAACAGTCAAGGCGAAAACAATCCCAGAAGTAAAATTACTGAAAAAGAAGCAGAAGATATTATTAGACTATATTTGTCCAAGCCTTTATTAGAGGGTGTTGGAAAAGTTATGAGGAATGGTATACCTATGTCTTATGATAGGAAATTTAGTATAAATCTATCAGACACTTATTCAGTAACTACTGAAAACATAACTAGAATTATAAAGAAAAAGACTTGGAAAAATATTTGGAAAAAGATAGATAATAATGTTTAGAGAAAATCGCAATCGCTATCTAATCAAAACTCCAACTGGTTATGAGAAATTTAAAGGCGTTCAAAAAAAGATTGTTCCTGATTTATACACATTTACATTTACAGATGGTAATATTATAAAGTGTTCTGGTAGGCATCAATTTCTCACAAATATTGGCTTTCTAAAAGCGGAACAAATAACACCTGAATTGTCCATTTCAGGTAAAATTATAAAAAAAATAGACATAGAAGTTGGTAATTTTGAAGTTTATGACCCTGTTGGTATTGAAAAACATTCAACATATTATTCAAATTGCGTTATCTCCCACAATACTGAGTTCTTGGGTTCATCTGCAACATTGATACCAGGTTCAAAATTACGTTCATTGGTATTTAAGAATCCAATAACAACACAAGACGGTTTAGATATCTATAGACTACCAGAAAAAGGTAGGTCTTACGTTGCCGTTGTGGACTGTGCAGAGGGTGTGGGTCAAGACTATTCTGCATTATCTGTTATAGACATAACTGAATTGCCATATAGACAGGTTGCAAAGTATCGTAGCAATCAGATGCCACCGCTTGTTTTTCCTACAATAATATATAATATTGCCAACAAATATAATGAAGCATATGTTCTAATTGAAACAAATAATGTTGGTCAACAAGTCGTTGATATTCTACATTATGATTTGGAATATGAATTTATATTTCAGATACAGAGAAGTACCGCAAAGGGTCAGCACGTTTCTTCAGGTTTCAAGAAATCTGTTACATTTGGTCTAAAAACAACAACACCAGTAAAGAAAATGGGTTGTGCTAACCTTAAAGCACTTGTTGAGAACGATAATCTATTAATTGAAGATTTCGATACCATTTCGGAATTAAATACCTTCGTCCGAGTGAGAGATACATATATGGCAGAAGAAGGTAATAATGATGATATTGTAATGACTTTGGTACTATTTTCTTGGTTAACTGCACAAAAATTCTTTAAGGAAGCAACAAATTCAGACCTTCGTAAAAAATTAACCGAAGATTTGAATGTAAGTATTGATGAAGATTTAACGCCAGTAGGCATTTTCGATGATGGAGTTAAGGAAGAAAAGATAAATGATGGTGAAGATTTATGGTCGTTAGTTAAGGATAGGGGTTACAATACTTCGACATTCTAAAAAGTATAAATATACAATAAAAATGATTTAGAATAAGTTCTATATAAAGGAGAACACAATATGGCTTATCAATTGTCACCAGGAGTAAATGTCTCCGAAGTAGATTTGACAACAGCGGTTCCTACTGTTGCGACTACGGTTGGTGGTATTGCTGGAGATTTTTCATGGGGTCCAGTGAACGAAATAACAATAATCAACACTGAAAACCAATTAGCTGAAAAATTTGGCAAACCAACAGATTCAAATTACAAACATTTCTTCACAGCAGCTAACTTTTTGGCATATGGTTCAGATTTAAGAATCATACGTTCCGTTGGTGCAAGTGAAAAAACTGCTACTTCAAATTCAGCAGCATCTATTCTCATTAAAAATGAGACAGATTATACAACAAATTATTCATCAAATACATCACAATCAATATATGCCAAGTATCCAGGAACACTTGGTAATAATGTTAAAGTTTATATGTGTGACAGCAACACATATACTGGATGGGCATATGATGATGAATTTGATTCAACACCACAAACATCTGATTATGCGTCAGATAAGAGTTCAGCTAATGATGAATTACATATTGTCGTAGTGGATGGTTCTGGTAAGTTTTCAGGAACTGTTGGTACTATTCTTGAAAAGTTTGGATATGTTTCAAAGGCAAGCGATGCTAAGAATTCAGATGGTTCAAGCAATTATTACAAAGATGTATTGAACAAAAAATCAAAATACATCTGGTGGGGTGGTCATCCTGTAAATACTTCAACATGGGGTAACGCAGCAACATCAACCGCATCATATAGTCTATTAGCAGCTAACGTTGCATTGACATTATCTGGTGGTGTAGATTCAGCACCTGTTGCAGCTAATGTTGTATCATCATTAGACTTATTCAACAATGCAGATTCAGTTGATGTTTCATTGCTAATGGCTGGTCCAACAACAACAGATACAATTCCAGAAAAGCTAATCACAATCTGCGAATCAAGAAAAGATGCGGTTGCATTTATTTCACCTGATTACGACGATGTTGTAGACAATGCTGGTTCTGAGTCAACAGACGTTGTTGCATATGCAGAAACAATTACCAAATCTTCATATGCTGTAATGGACTGCGGTTGGAAATACCAATTCGACAAATACAATGACGTATATCGTTGGGTACCATTGAACGGTGATATCGCAGGTCTATGTGTTCGCACAGATTCAAATCGTGACCCATGGTTCTCACCTGCTGGTCTAAGTCGCGGTGTTATCAAGAATGTTGTTAAGCTATCATGGAATCCAACAAAAGCTGAACGCGATATTCTTTACAAAGCTGGTGTAAATCCTGTTGTTACATTCCCAGGTGAAGGTACAATTCTTTATGGTGATAAGACACTTGTTAATCGTCCATCAGCATTTGACAGAATCAACGTTCGTCGTTTATTCATCGTTCTTGAGAAATCAATTGCTAAAGCAGCACGTAGTTCATTGTTTGAATTCAATGATGAATTTACTCGCGCAGCATTCGTTAATTTAGTTGAGCCTTATCTACGTGACGTTAAAGGTCGTCGTGGAATTTATGATTATAAAGTTGTTTGCGATACAACAAACAATACACCAGAGGTAATAGATAGAAACGAGTTTATCGGTGATATCTACATTAAGCCAGCACGTTCAATCAATTACATCCAATTGAACTTTGTTGCTGTTAGAACTGGTGTATCATTTGATGAAATTGTTGGTTCAATTTAATAAATAGAGAGATAGGAGAATATAAATGGCATTTAATGTAAACGAATTCCGCTCTCAAATGGTGGGCGATGGAGCAAGACCAAATCTTTTTGAGGTTACGCTTCCTTTTCCAGCTTTTTCATTGCCTGGAAATGCACAAACTAAAATGAGTTTTATGTGTAAGACTGCACAATTGCCTGGTTCAACAGTGAATGCAGTTCCTGTTCAATACTTTGGACGTGAATTGAAATTTGCTGGTAACAGAACATTTGCCGATTGGTCAATCACAATCATCAACGATGAAGATTTTATCATTCGCAATGCTTTTGAACGTTGGTTAAATGGTCTTAACAGTCATAACTTAAACGTGAGAACACCTGCTGCACAAACTCCATTAGGTTATACGACAGATGCAGAAGTTCGTCAATACGGTAAAAGTGGTAACACAATCAAAAAGTATAAATTTGTTGGTGTGTTTCCTACTGATGTTACTCCAATTGATTTAGATTGGGGTGCAAATGATACGATTGAAGAATTTTCAGTAACATTGTCATATCAATGGTGGGAATCCGCTGAGGATTTAGTAGTATAAGTAATTAGTGGTGCCTATATGTTTTCTTTATAGGTGCCACTAATATTTTATAATGAACAAAAGGACATAATCTGTGGCATCAATAAAACTTTTTGGTTTTACATTAGGTAACAAAGATATCGTTCAGGCACAAAAACCTGAGCAACCATCTTTTACGCCTCCTAATCAGACACTTGATGATGGTGCTGTTACCATTACTCAGAATGCTCACTATGGCACATATGTCGATTTAGAAGGTTCTGTTCGCAATGAACTGGAACTAATCTCACGTTATCGTGAAATGTCCAATCATCCTGAATGTGAAATGGCAGTAAATGAGATAGTCAATGAAGCTATAACACATGACAGCGATGGTGAGATTGTCAGTATTGTTATGGACAGACTGAAACAGTCGGATAATATCAAGAAAAAGATTACCGAAGAATTCAACAATATCCTTAAGATGTTGAACTTCAATAATATCGGCGATGATTTATTCAAACGCTGGTACATAGATGGTAGAATTTATTTCCAAGTCGTAGTCGATGAAACAAAACCAAAAGAAGGTATCAAAGAACTTCGATATATCGACCCACGTAAAATAAGAAAAGTTAGGGAAATCAAGAAAGCAAGAGACCCTAAAACGAATGCGGAATTGATTCAGTCGATTGCTGAATACTATGTCTATAATGACAGAGGAACAACAACACAGAGTTATACAGCAGGTGTTAATTACGGTCTAAGAATTTCACCTGAAAGTATTTTGAATGTCAATTCTGGTTTAATGGATGCAAAAAATACCTTTGTTATTTCTTACTTACATAAAGCAATTAAGCCACTGAATCAGTTAAGAATGATAGAGGACGCTGTTGTTATTTACAGAATATCAAGAGCGCCAGAACGTAGAATATTTTACATTGACGTAGGTAATTTACCAAAGGGTAAAGCAGAACAGTATCTTCGTGATGTAATGACAAAGTATCGTAACAAAATGGTTTATGATGCACAGACAGGTGAACTTCGTGATGATAGAAAACACATGTCGATGTTAGAGGATTTTTGGTTACCAAGACGCGAAGG